GTCGAGATCCCCCTTTAGGAGGCCAAGCCGGTGAGCGTCGGAAATGACTCTGGCGAGTGCTGTATACGGGCGCTGAGCGGCAAGGGTGAGATCCCCTCCGATCTCCTGCGGATATGCCGCCGCGTTGAGCCGACCGAACACCCAGCCGAACACGTATGCTTCTCTGTTTGTCATCAGCAACCGACCTCCTTGAAATAACGGTATTCCATTTCGTCATAAACATTGACCTTGATCTCAACCTTGCTGTCAGGATACTGGGAGGCATAACGAGCGGCACAATCCTCGGCTCCCTTCTTGTCGTCCATATAAGCACCCATCATCCAGCCGTCTTTGCAAACGCAATATTCATAGTGTTTCATGACTTTACCTCCTATATTGTTCCTTTTACTTTTTATGACTTAATTATATCATAAAATATGATATTGTCAATACATATTATGAAAAATATTTTCCGCCCCGCAGTTGCAGGAGACGGGGGAGGCCCCAACGAGAGGAAACGCATGGCGGGATATTCCCCCGCCGCCTCTCAAACAAAAGATCAGGGCTAGGCCGACGGGCCGAAAAGGGAGGTGCCACCTTACTCCCCTGCCCTGAGTCAACATAAAGGTGGGAAGCAAAATAGAAAGGGTGGTATCTACATGAACGAACTAATCAAAGTTGACTTTAGCGGCGAACAGCCAGCAGTATCAGCGCGGGAACTCCACGAGTTTCTAGAGGTAGAAACACCGTACCACAAGTGGTTTCCCCGTATGTGCGAATATGGATTCGCTGAAAATGAGGATTACGCAGTCACGGACATTTTTGTCCATAACCCCGCTGGCGGCCCTCAGAGCATGAAAGATGCCGCCGTCTCTATCGATATGGCCAAGGAGATCTGCATGCTCCAGCGGAACGAGAAGGGGAAGATTGCCCGGAAGTATTTCCTCCAATTGGAGAAGGATTGGAATAGCCCGGAAAAGGTAATGGCCCGTGCGCTCCAGATAGCAGATCGAAAGATTAAGATGCTGGAGGCGGAGAAGGAGACTAACCGACCGAAGGTGCTGTTTGCGGACTCCGTGGCTGCCTCCAATACATCCATACTGGTTGGAGAGCTGGCAAAGCTCCTCAAGCAGAATGGGGTGGACACTGGGCAGAACCGTCTCTTTGACTGGATGCGGAACAACGGATATCTGATCCGCAGAGAGGGCACGGATTACAACATGCCCACACAGCGCTCAATGGAATTGGGCCTGTTTGAAATCAAGGAAACCAGCATCACACATGCAGATGGGCATGTTACGGTGAACAAGACCCCGAAGGTGACGGGGAAAGGACAGCAGTTTTTTATCAACATGTTTCTTGGTTGACAACCCACACGGGTGTATCGCTTAACAGGCTGTGACGGCTGGCCGTATCCGAGCCAGAGCGCGACAGTAGGCGGCGATGGTGTACTCCCTTTAGGGCCATATATATAACCCATACGGGGTTAATATATTGGCCCTCAAAGGGAGTGGACGTTTGACATGATTTTGACTCTACTTAGGCGAGAGGTGGTGAGTGTGGCATTAACGCCAAAGCAGGAAAGATTTGTGCAAGAGTACCTTGTGGACTTGAATGCCGCACAGGCTGCTCTTCGGGCAGGGTATAAAAACCCTGAAATTGGGCGGCAGCTAATTACGAAAAATAACGTTTCTTCCGCAATTCAGGAAGCAAAGAGAGCCAGAAGTGAACGGACAGAGATTACACAGGACTATGTGCTTGCCAAGCTGAAGGAAATCACAGATAAACCGGCCTCGGATGCGAATGACAGCGATCTGAAGTATTCCAGCAAGATAAAAGCACTTGAACTGTTAGGGAAACATGTGGGAGCGTTCGATGGAAAGGCGAACGGCGATGGAGATACGGAGGTTAAGGTGGTCATAGATGTCTGAGATTCGTTTATCGTCCGTCCTTGGACCTGCATTCCACCTACTGGCTCGTGACGTATTCCAACACGGACACACACACTATGATTTGTCTGGTGGCCGAGGCTCGCTTAAATCTTCCTGCGTTTCCCTGCTGGTGCCGCTTATCTTGCTGACCAATTCAAACACCCACGCCTTGGTACTTCGCAAAGTGGCGAACACCATCCGGGACAGCGTGTATGCACAATATCTATGGGCAATCGGAGAATTGGGTATGGCGGCGTACTGGGACGCTAAGGTTCAACCTATGGAGCTGATTTATAAGCCGACTGGGCAGAAAATCATGTTCCGGGGCGCTGATGACCCCATGAAAATAAAGTCCATTAAGGTTCCGTTCGGATATATCGCTGTAACACACTTTGAAGAAAAAGATCAGTTTTCCGGTCGGGCGGAGATTCGAACCATTTTACAATCTACCATGCGCGGCGGGTCGAAGTTCTGGAACTTTGAGAGCTACAATCCACCCATAAGCCGGGACAACTGGGCCAATAAGGATAGCTTGGAGGAAAGAGCAGACAGGCTGTGCCACAAGAGTACATACTTGGAAGCCCCACCGGGGTGGTTGGGGGCGCAGTTCCTAGCAGAAGCTGAACACTTGAAGACCACGGACGAGAGGGCCTATCGCCATGAATACTTGGGCGAAGCTGTCGGCACCGGCGGGAATGTATTTGAGAATCTGGAGTTGAGGGAAATCACGGACGAAGAGTTCGCTTCCTTTGACCGTATCTATCAAGGTGCGGACTGGGGCTGGTTCCCGGACCCATTTGCCTTTATCCGACTCCACTATGACCGGGCTAGAGAGACAATATACCTAATGGACGAGATATACCAAAATAAGCTGACCAACGAGGCGAGCGCAAAGTTGATTCTTTCCAAAGGTTACAAGGATGCTTACATTACCTGTGACAGCGCAGAGCCTAAATCATCAGCAGACTATCGGGCGATGGGCCTTCCGGCCAAAGAGGCAATTAAGGGGCCTGGAAGCGTGGAGTATAGCATGAAGTGGCTCCAGCGGCGGAAGATTGTTATTGACCGCCGGAGGACACCAAACGCCTATAACGAGTTTGTGAATTATGAGTATGAGCGAAATAAGGATGGGGAGATCATCAGCGGGTATCCTGACGAGAATAACCACCTTATTGACGCCACAAGATACGCTCTTGAGCGTGTATTTAGGAGAATGGGGATGACTGCATGAACCTTGAACAAGCGATGAACTATCTTGTTTCTTATAATGGATATGAAGAAATCGTTCATTCATTGCTAGAGCATATATCTATGTTTTCTGAAGAAGGGACGATTCTACCACCTAAAATTTTTAAATATGGGGATGAAAGCGAAACTGTTGAAGCTATCCTATGGTTTCTCCTTGTCTGTATGTTCGGGGATTATGGGACATCTCCGCGGTTTGGATGGATTGACAAAAAGAGAGAAGCAATTGCGTTTCTAAACAACCTGCTTTCGGATGAGGTGTCCGAATGAATATTACCGAAAAACTAAAACAGCTTGGTTACTCTACCGTGCCGGAGGAGTTTTACCGCAAAGTACAGGAGTGGAAATCTTGGTATGTGGGCGACGTGAAGGGCTTCCACAGGTACAAGGTCAGAAACGGAACGAGCATGGTCAAATGCAAGCGCTTCACGCTTAACATGGGAAAGAAGATCCCGGAAGATTGGGCAAACCTTCTGATGAACGAGAAGGTGGAGATTACCATTGAGGGCCAGAGGGAACAGGAATTTGTTGACCATGTGCTCAAAGAAAACAACTTTCTGGTCAAGTCAAATGAAATGCAGGAGAAAGCATTCGCGCTCGGGACGGTGGCGTTTATTCCCCGTGTAGTGGGAATGAAGGCCACGGGAGAAGGCCCTGTTCCTGGTAGCGCTGACGGAATTGTGATGGATTATGTGACAGTAGAGCATATATGGCCGCTGGCGTGGCAGAACGGGATTATTACGGAGTGCGCCTTTGACAGCATCGTGACCGTCAATGGTGAGGATTATTGTTATCTCCAAATTCATCACAAGGTAGATGGCTTATACGACATTGAGAATCGCATCTATCATTACCGCAACGATAATGTGGATGCCGAACTGGACTTATCTGACGTCAAGGGATTTGAGTTAGTCCCTCCCGTGGTACATACCGGATCAGATCAGAGGCAGTTTGTTGTTGACCGGCCTAATATCGCCAACAATTTTGACGATTCCCCGCTTGGAATTTCTGTCTATGCAAATGCAATCGATGCCCTTAAGGGCGTAGATGTGGCCTATGACAGCTATGTAAATGAGTTTGTACTGGGGAAAAAGCGCATCATGGTCAAGCCGTCTGCAACCAAAGACCTCGACGGAGAGCCATTTTTTGACCCGGACGACTTGGCTTACTATGTACTCCCGGAGGATGTAAGTGACGGTGCGGCCATCACGCCCATCGACATGACACTCCGTACCCAGGAGCACAACACGGGCATCCAAGACCAACTGAATCTACTGTCCAGCAAGTGTGGCTTTGGAGAAAACCATTACCGCTTCGACCAGGGGAGCATTACCACAGCTACCCAGGTCATCAGCGAAAACTCCACCATGTTTAGGACCATCAAAAAGCATGAAATCATTTTGGAACAGGCCATTACAGAGTTGTGCCATATTATTCTTCGGCTTGGGAATGCAGCCATGGGCGCCGGGCTGAATGAAGATGCTAAAGTTACCATTGACTTTGATGACTCTATCATCGAGGACAAGACCACCGAGCGGAATAATGACCGTCAGGACCTTGCGGCGGGCATTATGAACCCGTGGGAGTACCGCATGAAGTGGTACAACGAGGACGAGGCTACGGCTAAGAAAATGCTGCCAAAGATGGAGGACATGACAACGGAAGGGGAGAACGAGATTGAATGAAATACCCATTCTCTCCCGAAGTTCTGGACTCTCTTCCAGAAGAATTGGCCGAGCTATACCGCAGTCTGGAAGCGACGCTCCTAGAGGAAATATGTTCTCGCCTGAAATTATCCGGCGAGCTGAACGAGGTCACGGTGCAGGGCATCCGGGTGCTGCGCTCCCATGGCATCGACCTGAGCGAGATTGAGAAAGCTATCCAGCGAACCGCCAACATCTCCCGGAAAGAACTGGACAAGCTGCTGGACGAGGTGGTAGAGCGCAACCAGCGGTATTATACCGACCTCATTGACTTAGCGGGCGTGACACAGCCGGAGACGATGGTGAGTTCTGCCGATATTAACGCCATACTCTCCCAAGCACAGCGGGAAGTTGGAAACCTGACCCGCTCCATGGGCTTTCTGTTGGACAACGGGCGAACCATGCTGCCCTATGCAAGGGCTTACCAGTGGGCGCTGGACAGCGCGGAGATGCAGATCATGAGCGGGGCTATATCCTATAATCAGGCTATCAAGAGCGCCGTCAAGCAGCTTGCAGACAGCGGACTCCGCATGGTGGACTATGAGAGCGGCCACCGTGACCATATCGACGTGGCTGCCCGCCGTGCAGTGATGACAGGCGTATCCCAGATCTGTGCCAAGTACACGGAGCAGAGCGCGGAATATCTGGAGACACCATACTTTGAGATATCAGCTCACATCGGAGCCCGGGACAAGGGCGTTGGATGGCAGAATCACAAGGCATGGCAAGGCCGTGTGTACTCTGTCAGAGCCGGTGACAAGTATCCGAACATCTACGAGGTGTGTGGCCTGGGCTATGTGGACGGCTTGGAAGGAGCAAACTGCCGCCATATTAGGACGGCCTTTGTGGATGGTGTGATGGAGCGCACATACACAGACGAACAGCTGGTCCACATTGACGACGGCCACGACGTGGACTTTGAGGGTAAGCACTATACAGCCTATGAGGCTACCCAGAAGCAGAGGCAAATTGAGCGGACCGTCCGCAGGCTGAAGCGGGAACAGGCGGCATACAAGGCCGCAGGGTTGAAAGAGGACGCCCAAGCGGTAACAGCCCGCATACGTCGGTTAAATGCAGAATACAAGGCGTTCAGCGAGGCGGCGGGGCTACCGTTACAAAGAGAAAGAATGCAGGTTCAATATCCGGAAGGGCTAACCAGCATAAAACAATTTTCCGGGCTGGAATCATATCAAGGGAACATAAAAATTGTCGGTAAATTCTCTTCCAGACAATATCAGGTGCAGCTTGACCCGCCGCAGATTAGCGGCGTGACAGACCACTTTGCAAATAACCTTACGATGAAACCGGATAGATCTGCATTGACGATTGAAGCGTCGCAGAGTATCATAAATAACAGCAGGTTAGTTTTGTATCAGACTGACCGGAATACATTGAAATTCTTGGCAGATAGCGGTTATGTAGTTTTAAGCGTTGACGGGAAGATTGTAACAGCGGTCCCGGAAAAGCTAAGAAAGAAGTATCGGGACTATTTGGAGGGGAAATGATATGGCGAAAAATCACAATGATAAATGCGTTTGCCCTCTTTTTGGGCGAGAAATCCTATATGGAGAGTGCTATGAGGTCCAAGAAGTTCGGGAGGACGAGATGGACATGGAGCTTGCAATAGAGCCGTTTGACGTAGATAAAGCAAATGAAGTCTGCGAGAAGTGCAAGTGGTATGTTGTGGAGGGCAGCGCGTGATAAAAGAAATTAACGGGAAAACATGGTATTGCTGCCCGTACTGCGGGAAAGCTCTTTTCCCGGTTCGACCGGATACCAAAGTAGAGCACATGCCGTTTCGATGCAAGGCATGTAAGCACGACATGGAAGTAAATATCGCATAGAGCCAAGAGCCTGTGAGCCAAGAGCCATCAGTTTCCGAGGATTCCTCGGTGGTTGATGGCTCTTTTTGTTTTGCCGAGAGGCGTAAAACCGCAGGGCGACGGCCCTGACAATAAACGGAGGTAACTACTATGAGCGAACCTATCAATAATCCTACCCAGGCCCCTGCGCCGGAGCCCGCCCCTGCGAAGACCTTCACGCAGGAGGAAGTGGATGCCATGATCGGCAAGCGGCTTGCGAAAGCCATGAAGGGTATGCCCAGCGAAGAAGAGCTGACCGCCTACCGCACCTGGAAGGACGGGCAGGCCGGAGAGAAAGAACGCTGGGACAAGCTGACTGGCGAGAGGGATACTCTCTCCGGAAAGCTGACAACCGCAGAAGCGGAGAGAGACCAGTTGAAGCGTGAGTTGTATGTCCTGAAAAAGGGCTTGACCGGCGAGGAGGCGGAGTTCATCGCTTTCAAGGCAGGGAAGATGGTGGACGACAAGACCACCTTTGAGCAGGCCGTGGACGCGCTTACCGCCGACCGCAAGAAGACTTCTTTTGACTGGACTGCTCCAGTGGGCGGAGGGAAGACAAAAACAGGAGAAAACGATGTAATGAACGCCCTGATCCGGGGCGCACTGAAATGAAAGGAGAACATAAATGGCAGTTGACATTATCGATAGAAGCAAACTTTCTGGGCTTATCCCTGAGCCCGTAACCCGTGAAATTATCCAGGGGGCCGTAACGGAGTCCGCTGTGCTGCGGATGGCCCGTCGGCTGCCCAACATGACCAGTAAGACACAGACCCTCAATGTTCTGGACGCACTGCCCACCGCCTACTTCGTCAATGGTGAGCCAACCACCGGAGCGTCCGACTCCAAGGCTTCGCTGAAAAAGACCACAAACATGGCTTGGGACAAGAAAAAAATTTACGCTGAGGAAATCGCGGTTATCGTCCCCATTCCAGAAGCGGTGTTGGATGATAGCGATTACGATATCTGGGGCGAGGTTCGGCCTAGACTCCAGGAGGCATTCGGAAAGGTCATCGACGCCGCTATTCTGTACGGCACGGACAAGCCGACTTCTTGGCGTGATGGCCTTGTCCCTTCTGCCACTACCGCAAGCGCTGTTGTGACCGCTACCAGCGACATTTTCAAGGACATCATGGGCGAGGGCGGCGTGATTGCCAAAGTGGAGGAGAGCGGCTATATCCCCAACGGCGTAATGGCGGCTATCCAGATGCGCGCCAAGCTGCGCGGCCTTGTGGATAAGAACGGTCAGCCCATTTTCAAGACCGATATGCAGGGGGATACCCGCTACGCGCTGGACGGCATGAGCATGTACTTCCCCGTGAACGGTGCTTACGACCCGGAGGAATCCCTAGCTATCGTGGGCGACTGGAGCCAACTGGTCTACGCCATTCGGCAGGATATGACCTTCAAGATTTTCGACAGCGGCGTGGTACAAGATCCCACCACTGGCAATATCCTTTATAACCTGATGCAGAACGACATGGTGGCCCTCCGCGCCGTCATGCGGCTGGGCTGGGAGATTCCCAATCCCATCAACGCCTTCAACGTCGGCAATGAGAACGCCTTCCCTTTTGCTGTTTACGCACCGGCGGGGGGTTAATAGGGTCTGACACTTTAACGCTATTCCCCAGCGGTCAGACCCTATTGGGGAAACAGGTTTCCGAGCTTGTGGGTGATGACCTGAAGGTCTATGCGAACGGCGCTGTAACGGGCACATTTCATTATGTGACCAACTACACCGAGTTCAGCAGCGCCCCGGACGAGCAGAGCGGGTATTATTTCCCGTTTCACCTGACAAAGACCGGAACACAGATGACCTTCAAGAAAAATGGCTCTCCCACAAAGGAAAACATCCTGTTTGACGCGGACATTGTCTTCCAGGTGACCAAGGATGACACCTTCGAGGTGCTTGTTGATGATTCCAGCGTAGCGAAATTTAGTTTCACTGGGGCGACGTTTGAGCCGCAGGCTAAGACGAAAGCCCGTGCGAAGAAGTAAGGGGGCGGCCTGATGGCTTACGCAGATTATGAGTATTACACTGCTGCGTATCTAGGCACGGCTATCCAAATGGCTGACTTCCCTCGTCTGTCCCTGCGTGCAAGTTCCTTTCTGGACTACTACACGCAGGGCCGTGCGGCTCAAAACAAAGAGCTGGACGCAGTAAAGATGGCTTGCTGCGCCGTGGCAGAACAGTACCAGAGCATCGACCTTGCCCAGCAAGCGGCCCTGAATGCCCTTAAAAACTCCGCAAATGCTGGAGAGACTGGAGAGTTGCAAAGCCAGAGTGTGGGTAGCTGGTCCAAGACCTACCGAAGCGGCGGTGAAAGTGCCCAGCAGGCCGCGACAGCGGCGCAGTCGGCACAAACACATCTTGCATCTGTTGCAGCGCAGTATTTGGTCGGTACGGGCCTTCTATACCGTGGAAGGGGGTGCGGCTATGGACATGTTCCCCCATGTTGTGACGGTCTATAACACCTACGTTGAGACGGACCATTCCACCTTTGAGGAGACCACAGTGAACCACATCACTGTCCTACGGGGAGTCCTTTTGGATGCCTCTAAGGGTTCCAATGTAACCAAGAGCGGGCTGGAAAGCGCGGATGCAGTCAACCTGTACATTCCATTTTCGGTTGAGGCGTTGGACGGTGTGACAGGCATCCAAAGAAGGTATGTCGGGCCAGTCGAGTTCTGGAAAGCAGATGATAAAAGCGACCTATGGACGCTCTCTGTGGCCCGTGATAGTTTTTTCATCAAGGGTGAGGCTATACACCCGGAATGGACGGTACAGACCATAGAGGCCGACTACGACGGTGTGTACGATATTACTAAAGTCGATGAAAAGGACTTCGGCGGTGAAATGGCTCACTGGGAAGTTGGTGGGGTTTAATGCTGAAATTCAGTTTCCGCGCCGAAGGGCTGGAGGCAATCAGGGACAAGTTGGATGAGGAGTGCACCAAAGCGGAGCATACTGTGGCACTCCAGGTGCGGAAGGACACATCACCATATGTTCCGATGCTTACCGGATCATTGGACAAACGGACGCGGGTAGATGGTTCAGAAGTGATTTACCCAGGCCCATATGCACGCTACTTATATTTTGGAAAACTAATGGTAGACCCGGCTACAGGTAGCAGTTATGCATCAAAGGGCACAACAAAGGTCTTGACTGACAAAAACCTTGTATTTAATACAGCATCACATGCGCAGGCACAATCCCATTGGTTCGAAGCCAGCAAGGCCGAGAATTTGGATAACTGGATTCGGACGGCGGATAAGGCGGTGAAACGTGAACTCTGAGAAAAAAGAGAAACCCCGCATGCTGGCGGCGACAGAAGAAGTGGATAAAATCTCCCGCTCCATGCGGGTGTGGGCCAATACCTTCCCGGAAAAGCCGGTGGACATCATTAAATATGAGTTTCTGTCCGCTGACCAGGGAGACGAGACCGGTATGGCATTGTCTACCATCCAGGGGACCTATATCACAAAGCGGTTCATCCTGGGCGGCTATCAGGCGGAGTACCAATTCAAACTAATTTATCGTATTAAGCCTGGGCGCAGCAACGACAAGCGCCTGGAGGCTGACGAGCTACTGAACCACTTCGGTGACTGGGCAAGAAAAAATCTTCCTGATTTGGGAGACGAGATTCGGGCGCTCCGAGTTGAGCCCACCACACAATCCTCTAAATTTGCCGCTTATGAGGACGGTTATGAAGACTACCAGATTTTGATGAAACTGACATATGAAGTTGGCGTTTGAAAGGAGAAAAACAATGCCTGAGTCTGATTTGACTTTTAATACTACGCCGGGCCAGACCGTAGGCCGTGAAATGTTAATTGCTTACCTAAACACTGGAGAGAGCTCTACGCCTACGTGGTCTCCAATCGGTAAGCGTGTAGAGGACAGTTCAGCCGAATACGACTGGCAAACAGAAACCAAAGTTGATATTTTTGGAAATACCTATACCAACGGGAAGAAACCAACCATTACACAAACCTTTGACCCATGTGAGTTGGATGCAGATGACGCAGCACAGGAAAAAATCTGGAACCTTGCTATCAAAGATCAGAACGTGAACGCTTTGATGAATCAAGATATGCTTATTGTCCATCTGTATGCGGGGACGGCCGGAACAGCGGTATTTGCTGAAAGATACTCCTCATGCTCTATTTTGCCGTCCGGGCTCGGTGGTGAAGGCGGTGGCACAATTGGGATGCCAATTGATGTTACATATGGCGGCACCAGAACTGTTGGTACAGCATCGATTAGTGATGGAACTGTGAAATTCACACCGGGAACCGTGGAGGTTTAACTTATGAAGGAACTGAATTTTGACTCCGGCCTTGTTACATATTCTTTGAATGGCAAGTGCGAGGTGTCGTTCAACCCCACTGACAGCAACTTCGTTGAGCGGCTGTACTCCACTTTTGAAGATCTGGACAAGAAGCAGGAGAGCTACAAGGCCCAGATCGAGAAGATGGTGGACAAGAAGGAAATCTTCGAGTTTGCCAAAGAGCGGGACGCTGAAATGCGCGGCATTATTGACGGCGTGTTCGATGCCCCTGTGAGCGAGTCTGTCTTCGGCGGCATGAATGTCTATGCCATTGCCAACGGCCTCCCTGTCTGGTGCAACCTGATGATGGCGGTCATGGATGAGATCGATACAACTTTCACCAGAGAGCAGAAGCTTACTAACCCGCGCATCAGCAAGTACACAGCGAAATACCAGAAGTATCAGAAGAAGTAACCAAAGGAGCACGCCATGAGCTATGGACTTCCAAAAAGCGTGGATATAGACGGGCAGGAGTTTGCTATCCGCTATGATTATCGGGTTATCCTCGACATTTTCGAGGCCATGAACGACCCCGATTCCAGCGAGGAAGACCGGGCCCTTGACGTGCTCCAAATCTTCTATGTGGATTTTGACGAGCTGACCGACTATGACGCGGCCATGAAAGAGGTTTTTCGATTCATCAACGGCGGCGAGGAGCCACGGGAGCAGAAAGGCCCCCACCTTGTGGACTGGCCTATGGACTTCCCCCGCATCATTGCCCCTATCAACCGTGTGCTGGGCTATGAAGCCCGCGCTGTGGACTACGACATCGAAACCAACACGGGCGGAATCCACTGGTGGACTATCCTCGCGGCCTATGCGGAAATAGGGGACTGCCTCTTTGCCCAGATCGTCCGCATCCGCGACAAGAAGGCAAAGGGCAAGCCGCTGGACAAGTCTGACAGGGAGTTCTACCGAAAGAACCGTGACATCATCGACATCAAGCAGACCTACAGTGAGGCGGAGAATGACCTCGTCAACCTCTGGACGGGCGCAAAATGAAACCGCCCCCGGAGGGGCGGCTATGATTATCGTATCGTGCATTTTGTCAACTGAACTTGAGCAAGAGGGATTCCATCGCACTCACCAGCGATAGTGATGTAGTCTCCATCCTTTAGCTGTGCAATCAAATCCGTTTGGTCTCCATCCTTCGGGAAGAAGCATTGTATGGGATAAAGGCCATAACCGTCATTTGTTTCGAGCGAAATGCAAGGTGCTTTTGTTAAAACATCCTGCCCGATGTTTTGAATTGTGCCAGTCACAACCAAGATTTTATCCTTATACAGCGCATCGGCATTCACTGCATTCTCCTTATATGCCGCCCACAAGCTGTTGGCGGAGATGGTAATTTCCTCCGGCTGGATGTTCTGCGCTAAATTATCGGATGGCTGCGTGGTCGTAGTAGTTGATTGGCTTGGACTATAGCCATCGTTTGACGGACTATCAGAGCGGCCCCCAAAAGTAAGAGATACAGCGGCAATAATAGCAACGACAATCACAGCTGCAAAGGCAACATTTCCCTTAATTTTTCTGCTTCTTTTTCCCGGGGCGTTCTCGCTATCGAAAACAGCGGTTTCTGGTGTGTTTGTTGCGTATTCACTCTCAACTACGAGGTGTGATCCAGATATTGCTGTGTTTACAACTTTTGCAGTGTCATCCGGCGATACGAGGATTGAAATTGAGCAGTCGATTTTACGCCCCTTTTGGAACGAAAGCGTATGGGGTCCATCTTGAGCGTATGCAGAAACGGTTGTGCCGTTTCTTAAAATCCCAACCACTTTGTCATCCAAAAGTACCGTGAAGTCGACAGCACATCCCCACGGCGATTTTTCTCTTGTAATAATGATTTCTTTGTACCCTTCCAATGTAAATCTCTCCCCTCAAGGTGGTGTTTAATGTGGCCGCTGACGGCTCCATCGTCATTGAAACCAATATTGACAATAAGAAAGCACAAAAAGAGCTGAATCAGCTTGCTAAGAAAATCCAATCGCTTGAAGATCAACTTACGTCCAAAAAGCAGGGGAGGTTTCCTTTAGTAGAAAACCTCAACGTTGTAAATGCGGAGTTGGAGGAGGCCAGGAAGCAGTTATCCATGCTCCAGGACGAACAGAATGCTATCAATGCCGCCATGAAAGCTGGTTCGTCCGCTGATGACTATATGCGTGCCTATTCTGATAGGCCTATGGTCGATTCCCAATTGAAAAAGCAACAAGAAAAGGTTGACGCAATTGAGAAAGAGTGGAGGCAGGCTGAAAAAGCGCTTTCAGATTATGATTCCAAAATTTCTGGCTTAGAAGGAAAGTTGAACCTGGCAAAAGAGGAAGCCGGAGGGCTCCAGCAGAACATGGCAAAGTCCGGCCCTGCCGCCGCCAAAATGGCAAAATCAGTAGATAGAGCGCAAAAGAGCGCAAGCAAATTTTCCTCTCGCATGCGTGAAGTTATCAGAAGTGCGCTTGTATTCACGGTCATTACACAAGGTCTTGCGAAGTTCCGTGAATGGATGGGGAAAGTCATCAAAACAAATGACGAGGCTAGAGCGTCTATTGCACGCCTAAAAGGGGCTCTCCTGACGCTCGCTCAACCGATGATTGAGGTCATTATACCAGCATTTACAAATTTTGTCGATATGTTGGCCCGTATAATTTCAATGGCCGCCCGGATTACTGCTGCGCTTTTTGGTACAACAGCAGAGAAAGCTGCGGACTCCGCTGAAAATCTGTATGAGGAAACAGAAGCACTTGAAAAAACGGGTGAGGCTGCGGAGGAAGCTGGGAAGTCGCTCGCCTCTTTTGATGAAATCAACCAGCTTTCAGGGAGCAGCAATAAAAGCGAAAATCAGGCACAACAGGACCAATCAATCGAGCCAGATTTCTCTATTGTAAAAACCAGTATTCAGGATGCCCTTTCGGCCATCCTTGAGCTACTTACTGGTGCTGCACTCCTTGCAATTGGTGCAATTCTTGTATTTACAGGAGCAAGTATCCCGGTCGGACTCGCCTTGATGGTAGCTGGTGCGCTTGCTATTGTGGATGCTGTTACATCGAATCCAGAAGCTATAAAGGCGTTATTACAAGGAGGGCTTGGTGAGGCCCTTTCTATTATCGGGCCTCTGGTTGCCGTGATTGGCGTTCTTTTGGTTGTTACGGGACATATTCTTATTGGCATTTCGTTAATCATTATGGGCGCAGCAATTTGGGCTACGGGGGCGGCATCTGGCGACGAAGGAGACTTTATCCAAAATATTTTAACAAGACTTTCGGAGGCGGCCGCAGTCATTGGTCCCCTGATTGCCGTTTTAGGTGTTTTTCTTGTCATCACTGGACACATCCTACTTGGTGTGGCGTTTATTATCGCTGGAGCAGCCCTTTGGGCCGTCGGTAAAGCCGCAGGCGATGAGGGGGATTTTGTTGAAAACATAAAAACAAGACTTTCGGAGGCGGCTGTAGTAGTTGGCCCCCTGATCGCGGTTCTTGGTGTTCTCCTTGTAATCATGGGGAATATCTTAATGGGTATTTCCTTCATTATTGCAGGCGCGGCGATTTGGGCCGCCGGTAAAGCCGCAGGCGATGAGGGGGATTTTATACAAAATATCCTAACGAGATTGCAAGAGGCCGCAGAAGTTATTGGCCCATGGATTGCCATAATTGGCATAGTGCTCTTGGTTGCAGGTCAAATTGCCCTAGGAATCGGTTTAATTGTTCTTGGTATTGCGATCTTTGCATTTAGCAAGATGGAAATGGATGGCGGCGAATCGCTAATTGATACTATCGTTTCTGCACTGTCCGCGGCAATGGTAGAGATATCGCCGTACATTGCAATAATTGGCCTCGTTTTGATTCTGGTTCCAGGTATGCAGGGGATCGGCATTGCCTTGCTAGTTGCTGGAATTGGGTTGTTTATTGCTGGTACGGCATTAGCTGCATCCAATAGTACTGAAATGAAAAGTTGGGTTGAAGTGTTGCAGCTTGATCAGGTATCTCAGTGGGTATCTACGGCGCTCCTGCTCGCTGGTATTGCATTAGTGGCAATCGGAGCAATGACGCTTAATCCGTTTTTCTTGCTGGCTGGAATAGCCCTTTTAGGCGGTGGCGTTGCGCTCAAAGCATTAAACAGTAGCGGGAAAACAAGTAGCGGTTCCTTTTCATCCAGATCCGGCTCAGGCCGAATGTCAGTACCAAGGCTTTCAATTGATGACGTTCCTGCCCTTGCAAAAGGCACGGTCATACCGCCTAACAAAGAGTTCCTCGCCGTACTGGGAGATCAAAAGAGCGGGACAAATATAGAGGCTCCAACATCTGAGATTGAAGCCGCTGTTGCCCGTGGGATGCAGCGATATGGTGGCGGCGGCTCCAATACAGTTATCTTGGAAATCGACAAGCAGGTGCTTGGTCGCGTATCTTATCAAGCAACTCAGAGCGAAGTTCAGCGTATCGGCGTAAATTTGGTGGAGGGTTAAATGAGCTATATCAAATTGAACGGCATTGAGTTTGACGCAGATGTTGCAATTTCGACTTATAATCGAAGTTTCAATGTGCTAGATGGAGATAATGCTGGCCGAGTGCTTTCCGGTCGAATGATACGTGATGTTATTGGAACCTATCTTGGACATAAGATTACAGTGTTTCGCAGAGGAGACAATTACGAAGGGTTGGATACCTTTTGGGACTATCTGTACCAACACTCAGTCGATGATAGCGTTATGTTGGAGGCAGCGGACGGACAGACAACCATCTCCTACGAGGCGTATTATACTAGCGCATCTCAAGACATGGAGAAGGTAGAAGGTAGCGTAAATTATTGGGGAGAAATAGAGGTAAGCTTTGTCCCGATAGACGCACAGGTCAAGCCGTAAAAAGTGAGGATAGGAGATGGCAAACAAAAACAAAATTGTGTATGGCGACAGAGTGTTTGAGGGCAACAAAATTAAAAGCGGAAATCTTCATATTGCAACATCTCTTCTATCTTCCTCTCTGGAAGCCAATACCTTATCAGTCGTAATTGAGACTGAGGACAGAACAATTACAGAGTTTGAAAGAAACGCTCCAATTGTTTATTTTTATGATGACGTTCAGACCGGTGTGTTTTATGTGAAATCCATTGACCGGAATGGCCCTAATACATATAAGATATCTGCAACAAGCGCAATTGGGCTTTTATCTGAAAATCAGCATTATGGAGGAATCTACTCTGGAGAGACTGCATCCGAACTTCTTGCTTCCATATGCGGCACAATACCATACGAGATAAAAACAAATTTAGCAGACATAAAATTGTATGGTTGGTTGCCTATCGCTACAGCAAGGGATAACTTGTCACAGGTTCTATTTGCAATTGGCGCAACTATTCGAACTGATCTAAATGGAGTTCTTCGGATTGCGGCCCTTTGGGATGGAATTAGCGGGAACCTTGGTTTAGACCGAATGTATCAGGGCCCGAGCGTCACTAACGCGGCCAAAGTAACCCAAGTAATTGTTACAGAACACCAATATATAAAATCTGGTGAGTCATCCACACTTTTTGAAGGGTCTGTAGAAGAAGGGAAAATTGTTACATTTGATGATCCTGTGTTTGACCTGTCTGCATCTGGCTTTACTATTTTAGAGAGTGGGGCCAATTACGCGAAACTAACATCTGGGTCTGGGAAGCTTACTGGAACAAAGTATACGCACAACAAGAGCCAAATCATACGTAATATCGTTTCTGCTAAAGAGCCAAATGTAAAGAAGGTCGAAAATGCTACGTTGGTATCGCTCACAAACTCTGCGGCTGTTGCGGACCGAATGAAAAATTACTATAAGCATGCTCAATCTATCCAAGCACCAGTTGTCTATAAAGGGGAATCAACAGGGAACCGTGTGTTGACGTGGGACCCATATAACAAAGAGCCAGTTACGGCTTGCATTGAAAAAGAAGACATTACCATCTCAAACACATTAAAATCAAGTTCGGAGATGCTTGTTGGATATGTACCATTAAAAATAGAGGAAACTGAATTACTCGAAAACCGTGTAGTTCTTACAGGCGCAGGCGAGTGGACTGTCCCGGAAGGGACAACATATGTAAGAGCAGTTTTGATTGATGGTGGGCAAAGCGGCCAACCCGGAGGGGATGGAGAATCTGGTAATATTGCCAGAGCTGCTAGCGATTACTCTAGTAACACTAGTTCTGTACCTGAAAATACATTTGTTTCGACTACAGCATCAGTATCGCTTGGAAGCCAATCGGAAGGGAAAGGTGGAAAGAAAGGTCTTGGTGGCCTTGGAGGTAGAATTTTCCAGTCATCGCTCGATGTCGTGGGCGGTCAAAAAATAGCGTATTCTTGTGGCAAAGCAACTGGCTATGGAGGGGAAAGTGTCACAACATTTGGATTGCTTTCGTCTGTCAGTGGGAATCGAAATAACCTTGGATATGTTGATACAGTTACAGGAGAAACATATGCTTTAGCAGGAAAAGATGGAATGGATGGAGGAGATGGTGGAGGCCCTGGTGAGCCTGGCAAGGATGCTGGATCTGCAAAAGGCGGAGAAGGAATAAGCCAGAGAGAATACTCTGACAGAAAAACATTCTCAGGAAGCAATATTAATACTCTTTGGTTTAATGCAGAGGCAAATTGTGAGGCAGATTGTGGTGGTGCGGGAGGCGGTGGCGCAGGAGGAAACGGAGAAAATGGTGGCCCTGCAATAATAGCCACCAAAGCCAATGTAAATTTTAAAGGGCCAAGCTCTGGCGCAGGCTCATCTAATGGAGCAGACGCAGAGGGGGAGGCATATCAACATGGAGGTGGAAGCGGTGGGAAAGGTAAAGATGGAGAGAATGCATCATCGTATGGTTCAGGCGGAAGCGGTGGAAGCGGTGGTGGCGGCGCTGGAGTATGTGGATCGGTAAGACTTTCAGTAACCAATAAACGAAAATGGTCTAATCGTGCAGGCGGAGACAGTAAAACAGAAGATCTTACTGTTCGGTGCGATGCCGACATTTTTGTAAAAAAGGCTTCAGTTGTAACTGGTGGAGCAGGAGGAAACGGGGGAAGCTCAATGGATGGATGCATTATTTTGTATTATGGCGTTCCCCAAAAGATAGTCTCCGGCCCAGTGAAAGATAAAAATGGCCGCGTTGTTCTGGACAAGCTTGGCCGTCGGCTAATTGTGTGAGGTGAGAAAATGGAACTGACTCTGGAGGAGCGTGTAGCGGCACTTGAGCGGAAATTATTAGCCAGAGAAGCGGCAGAAGAACCAACCGAATACTACACCAGTAAATACAGCGGTGAGGAGATCGATGCCCTTTTGGACAAGGTGGCCGCTATGGATGGGGGCGGGGCATAATGCTCATCATGACGGATTGGTACATCTGCACCCCGCCTAAATTTTGCCTCGGGTTTGAGGGCGACAATGAGGCTGTAGTCCTCGAAATCTCCACAGACCTCACAGACGAGTGGGACTTAAAGGTGGATGTAGAGAAAGACGGTCAAAAGAATATTATCCAGCTCCAGCGCGTCGGGCAAGTATACTCCGCCTTGCTGACGGCCTCCATGCTGGCTGATGACGGCCAGTATTTAATGCAGGTCAGGGGCACCCTCGGGGAACAGGTGCGGCACAGTAATATATTCTATGCAACTGTCCATGACTCTATCAACGCCGTAGACGCTTTCCCGCCTCCTCTACCATCCGAGTTTGAGCAGATGGAGGAGCGTATCACAGAGCTGACCAAGCATCCCCCGAGGCCCGGCCTGGATGGATTTTGGGAGATTTGGAACCCAGACAGTGGACAGTATGAGGCGTCGGATATCCCGCTGCCTGCTGGCGGAGGGGGAGGAACTGGTAATGTATCTTCCCAGGAGGTCAACATCATCAAAGTTTTGGACCGGGCGGAATATGATGAACTTCCACAAAAAGATCCAAGAACCCTATACCTGATTCGGGGGTGACGATATGCTCAACATTGGAGATATCCCGGTGACTGAGCTATTTGCTGGGACATTAGGTGTAAAGTCAGCCTCCGTTGGAGACGAAACGATTTATACCAGACCGGGCGGATATTTCTACCTGGAACTTGAAACAGAAAAGGAGAAGTAAACATGGCGAGTTATTTTAATCTTACACTCGACACAACTGCGCCGTCTGGCCTAACACTAAGCATCAATGACGGTGCCCTATATGCTACCAGCACAGCGGTTAAGCTAACGATCGGAGTTTCGGATGATGTTACCACCGGCTACCAAATGAAGATTTGGGGCATTGACGGTGTAGCGGAGGAAGCGTCGGCCAGTTGGGAAACCTTTTCCACTACAAAGAGTGTTAATTTGACTTCCGGTGACGGGCTAAAAACCGTACATATCAAAGTCAGGGACGATGTGGGCAACGAAAGTGCCGCCGTGTCCGACGATATTACCCTCAACACCACTGTACCTGTAGTAACAGTTACCGGCCCGGACAAAAGCAAAATCTCTAAGGTGGAAGGTTATAACAAGTCTAAAATCTCCTTCACCGTGGATGTGGCTTTTGCTGAATACAAAGTGTGCGTAGTGCCAGCAAACTCCAGCACTCAGGATGCCGGTGTGCTCATCCCAACCGACGGTGGCTCTATCAACACCAGCGGGGCTGATGGAGACTATCCTGCGTCTACGCCCATCGAGGTCACCATTACCGGGACTGACCTTGAGACTGCAAGCAGCGGCGACAACGTCAAGATTGTCAAGGTGTTCGTTAAGACTGAGGCGGGCATCTGGAGTGTGGCCTAATGGCCGCGCCAGGGCTAACCTTTTCTGTCTCCGGTAACAAGGTATCAGATGAAGCTGGATTTGATCATATCATTGTAAAATTCCAGTCGGACATCCCATATCAGTCGTTTGAGTGCCGGGCCACAAAAAACGGGGAGAACTACGGCGTGGGGAAAGGGGCTCTTGTGGCCTCCTTCTCCGCGACCCCGGCCAACACAGAACGTAGTTTTGAGGTCTACGACGATTATCTTGTTCACGGGGATGGAGACTACCGCATATCCCTATTTGCGCAGGGAAAGGATGGTAGCTGGAACGATAATTACTATTACATCCCACTGGGCAGTTCGATGTATATCTGCGCTGACGGGAAACCGTATCTCTGCATGAGGGAGTGATAATATGGCGACAACCGAAGGGTACAACGGTGCATACACAGGACAACAAATTGATGCCGCCATTGGGAAAATTAACGACGCCGTCACTGTTCCCGGCGGCGGCACGATGCAGATGGGGGAGAGCCTTGGCGACGGGCCGTACACCATCGAGGTAACAGAAGACGGAGAGGGCGGCGGCCTCTCCGCCGAACAGGTGGGCTACAGCAATACGGGCAGCGGCCTGGAGGCTACCAACGTACAAGAGGCCATAGATGAGCTGGCGAAGAAGGGCGGAGGCGAGTATCTGCCTTTGACTGGCGGGACAATGCAGGGAGATATCACCATCCCGGCGGACAAGGCCATCAAGCACGGGGGCTCTGCCGCTCAAATCAAGATGATGCCTAACGGGAATATCCGGATTGAGGCCCCCCTGGCTGAGGGAGCGGCAGCGATCACAGTCGGCACTTCCGGCATCAATCTGGTCAACAACACGACGCAGGTGCTACAGACCTCTGAGAGCGGTGTTGCACTTAAAGCAAACACGGATATGACCGGGCACAAGATAGCCAATCTGGCCGCTCCTTCTGATTCCGCAGATGCCGCCAACAAGCAGTATGTGGACACGAGTGTTGAACAGGCGCTTGGCTCAATCGGATATAGTCTGATAAAGGAATACACATCACCAGGGAGCTACACCCATACGTTCGACCGCAAATATACAGATGTTTTTGTGGTTGTGGTTGGTGCTGGAGGAGGCGGAGGTTCGAGTGGAGAGCGCGGTGGAGGTGGCGGCGGGGGTGGGGCCGTAGCGTGTTTCCATGTTTTGGATAGCAGTACAATTCAAAACAATAATATTGTTGTTGGAACTGGTGGAGCTGGTGCAGTCTCTTCTTTGGGACCGTCCGTCACTAATAATGGCTCCGCTGGTGGGAGCAGTAGCGCTTTTGGTATTACCGTACCTGGTGGCAGTGGTGGAATAGCCAATCTTGGTGGCATGGGTGGTGGCTACGCCCCCAATGAGATTGTTCCTGGTTGGCTCATGATAGGTGGTAGTGGTGGTAGCCATAATAACAATGGCGATGGCGATGGCAATGCTGGGCCTATTATTTCTATTGTTGGGTTTAAACCTTTCGGTGGCGGAGGTGGCGGAGGGGGCAATCCTAGTCTTAATGATCCGCCAACTCCCGGCGGAAATGGCGGTGACGGTGGAGCCGGTAATGGTGGCGCTGGAGCTACCGGCCAGAGCAATGCAATAATGGGTAAAAACGGTACCCGCGGTGGTGGCGGAGGAGGTGGTGGAGCGGGATGGACTTTTCGTTCCAGCGAGTATAAGCCCAGCGGCATAGGTGGCAAAGGCGGCGATGGATATGTGGCGATTTACGCAAGAGGTATTTCTTGATGAAAACAGTCTATTTAAATGAGGATAACACTGTCCGCGAAATCATCCCGGAATACGCACTTCCACCGGAGAAGTGGTATAGCGAGGCATTTGCACGGCGCTGTGTAGAAGTACAGGACGATGTAGAGCAGGGGTGGCGCTACAACCCCGAAACAGGACAGGCCGCCCCGGACACAAGACAGCCGGGGCCTGAATCGCCCTCGGCAGAGGACATCACACTGGACATGCTGGCCGAGCACGAGGCGCGGCTGTGTATGCTGGAGCTGACCACTACCGCCACCATCTAAGAAAGGAGACACTATGACAACCGTATACAATCTCTGCAAGATGCTCATTGACCGGGGCCGCACCGACGGCCTCCAGGACAAGATGGATGTCTACCTGGCCGCCGACCGACTCACCCCCGAGGAGTACCAAGAGCTGGCCGCTCAACTGACCAAATAGAAAGCCGCCCTGTCTGGGCGGCAGAGGTCAATCCTTTGGAGCAAAGCGGGAGGGTGCTTCCAGCGGCTTCCCGGTGCGCCAATCACGGTTGGGGTCGTGTGCAGCCCAAGCCTCTGCGCCGCACGTCTCACATTTCTGCCCCTCCCACAGCCATTCGCGCTGACCATTGACCCATGTGGATGGGCACACAGCTCCGCACTTGGAGCAGATTACAACAATATTCATAAGGCACCTCCCGATAAAAAAACCGTGGCGGGGAACCATCTACAGAAATCGTTAGGATGGATTTCGTGTTGTTGATGGAAAGGAGTTTGCCAGCCGCCACGGCTGAAAAAAGTATACCACAAAACAAAAATGAAAGGAAGTACAACAATGAAAAACATCAACTGGAACGAGCTCACCCCCGCCTGCTACGCGATCGCCAACGCCAACGATGTGGATGTGGGTGTAGGCGGCAGCATGGTGCAGGACAACATCCGCCACGGCAGGGCGGAGCATCCCGGCGCGGAAAATCTGCCCGCGGCCTTTCGGCCTGACTGGGCAGTACTGGGCGCCGACGCAGATCTGGCCGCGGAGAACGACGAATTTAACGCCTGGATCAGAAAGCGCCGGAGTAACGTCAAGGCCCTGGCCGCCCTGTGGAATGCAAAGGACTATCAGGGCATGATTGAGCTGATGGAGAACGCCGCCGACCCCGGCCCCATCAACGGCGAGAAGCCCAGCGACCATGAGTAAGCTCATTACATACGTCCCGCTCTCGTCCGTAGAACGGATTGAGCTGAGAGTCACCAACTGCCGCAAGGCGCTCTCTCAGGTCAAGGCAGAGACCAAGGCCCATTACGTGCTCAATGGAGGCATGTGGAACCCAGACGGCACCCCCTGCCCGCTGCTTAAGGTGGGCGGGGCGATGCTCTCCGGCACGCCCTGGCGGGCGGTGGGCTACGCCTGGGACAAAGGCCCGGACATCCGCATGACCTCCGAGTACGGGGGAGCGGCCAACTTTATCGCTGTGACCGCCCTCGTTACCTCCGGCAAGCCGGTGGATAAGCCCTCCTACGGATCAGCCCAGGGAGGCAAGAGGGGGCGCAGCGCCATTGGCCTGCGTGGTGGCAGTCTGGCCCTCTATTGCTCTGGCGATGGGACCGGAGACGCAGCCACGCCGGAAACTCTGAGGGACGAGCTGGCCGGGCTGGGCTGGTCCTCCGCCGTCATGCTGGATGGGGGCGGCTCCAGCCAGTGTGACTTTGGTGGCGAGCGCATCACCGCCAGCCGCAAGGTGCACAACTGGATTTGCGTGTATCTCAAGCAGGCGGGCCAAGCACCGCCGGAACAGGAGGACAAGCCTATGAACAAGCACACTGTATGCCTTGACCCCGGACACGGGCCGGGCAACGTCAACGGCTCCCCGGATGGTACATACAAGGAGTGGGAGTTTACCTGGGATATGGCCCAACGCATCAAGCCGTTGCTGGAGGCCCAGGGGGTGGGCGTGGTGCTCACCAAGACCGCGGACAACTACCCCAGCCTGACGGAGCGGGCCAACATCAGCAACAAAGCAAAGCCGGACTGCTTTGTGAGCATCCACACCAATGCTGGACATGGGAAAGGATGGTCGAGCGGATCTGGGCTTGAAATCTACACCAGCGCCGGGCCCATGACGGCACAGCGCAATGTGCTGGCATCCAAGCTGGTCAACGCGTTCCACGCCGCCGGAGTGGCTTTGAGAAGTGAGCCTATCAAACACAACATCGAATTGACCGTGCTCGCCAAGACCGACGCCCCCGCTTGCCTGATTGAGTACGGCTTCCATACCAATAAGACCGACGTGGAGTATCTCAAAGATACCAAGTACCGGGACAAACTGGCCGAGGCCACCGCAAAGGGAATCTGTGACTGGCTGGGCGTGGCCTGGCAGGGCGAAACGGGAGCGGACAACGCGGAGGATACCCCGGACGTTTGGGCCGCTGAGGCGTGGCAGAAGGCCAAGGACAAGGGCGTACTGGACGGCACCCGGCCCCGCGACAATATGACCCGGCAGGAGCTGGCCGTCGTGTTGGATCGGCTGAATCTGATTTGATGGAGGTACATATCATGGACATTTCTTCTTTGGGTATTACCGGAGTAGCAGTCATCACTGTGATCTGCTTCCTCGTCGGGCAGGTGGTCAAAGCTACCGGACTGGACAATAAGTGGATTCCCATCATTTGCGGTGCGTTTGGCGCGGTGCTTGGCATCCTCGGCATGTTCATCATGCCTGAGTTCCCGGCCAGTGATTACCTAACAGCCGCCGCTGTTGGCATTGTGAGCGGCCTTGCGGCCACTGGTATCAATCAGGTTTATAAGCAGATGACTAAGGAGGGCTGATGCCCATGGAGTGGGTTGGCCCACTGATTTCCGGCGCGGCTGTGGTCTTGGTGGCGATTATCGAGGCCGTCGCCGCCCGAGAGCGGAAGCGCATCAAATCTGACAACCAGAAGAGCGATGCCCTTATGAATGGGGTACAGGCCCTGCTAAGACGCGAAATCATTGCCGAGTACAACCACTACTCCGAGCAACGCTATATCCCGATTTATGGGATGGAGAACGTGCTGGACATGTACAATGCCTACAAGGAGTTGGGTGGGAATGGGATGGCGGCAAAGCTGGTCGAGGCCCTGAAACAACTGCCAACGGAGCCGCCGGAGGTCGAAAGGACGTGAGTGAATGAGCGCAAAGGTGAAGCTGCCCCCAGAATTGGCGAACCTCTTGCGCTCAGAGCTGGAGACGGCCATCTATGAAGCCGCCCTGCACCGGGACGATGAATTGATCGCCAAGCGCCGTATCATCGACAAATGGGCGGAAATGGACATTGCGGCGGAGCTTGGATGGGAGCGGTCCACGGTATCCAAGCATATCCCGTACATACTGAATGAAGTGAAACGGGTGGCAAACAGAATAACAAAGTTAAAAGGAGTCGGGAATTAACCCGGCTCCTTTTGCTTTGTCCATTTCATTAAGTCTTCGCAATCCTTTTCCATTCTTGTGTAACTCTCAATGTTTCGAATACTTCGCATCGCGCAAAAACCACACACCAACGCGCAAATAATCCCGCCTACGATTGAAAACATCCGCCCGGATACAACACCCCATACAAAATTACCAGAACCGTATGCTACAGCAAATAAACAGAAAAGAATCAATAACTTGCAATTTCTGATTTCCTTTTTATACATCCATATCACCTCTATGTAATTTAATTATATGCTAAAATCCTGAATTTGCAAGGGGAATCAACCTCCGGTCAAATATAGTCACAAAAAGTCACATAAATCGAACAGGACTAACACAAGTACCCCTCTGGAACGCCACCCAGCCGGGGTATTTTTATGCGACAATATAGACATGGAGGACGTGAGGATACAGGGTTGGTACACGTCGCCGCCCTCCTCACGGACTCCTTATTTTATGGACAAGGACGTGTTGGATATGACTCTAATCGAGAGAATGGTAGCCGCTGGCATGTCCCGCGATTGTGCCGCCGAAACAGCGATGTGGTACATGGCACAGGGAGATGACGATGGACTGGAGGACTATGTGATCGCGCTGGAGACAAGCCATGTGGAGAAACCATAACGAGAACCCGGGCGGGCGCAACGTGGGAGATTGTACTGTGCGGGCCATCTCCACGGCCCTGGGGCAGGATTGGGAGACGACCTATGCCGGGCTGGCCCTGCAAGGCTACCTGATGGGTGATATGCCGTCAGCCAACCACGTGTGGGGGGCCTACCTGCGCAGCCGCGGCTTTGACCGGGACATGATATCCAACTCCTGTCCTGACTGCTACACGGTGGCCGACTTTGCCGCAGAGCACCCCCATGGGATCTATATCTTGGCCCTGTCCGGCCATGTGGTGTGCGTGCAAAACGGAGATTGGATCGACACCTGGGACAGCGGTGGGGAGATACCGCTTTACTATTGGCATAAGGAGGGATAAGCGATGCCATATCAATATGTGCCCGGCTATCAGCCGTACCCTTACCAGCCGCCCATGCCGGATCAGCTTGCGCAGCTCCGGGGAGCGCAGTATCAGCCCATGCCCCAGCAGATGCCGCAGGCACAGCCCCAGCAGGTGCAGGCCGGTGGCCAGAGCATGGTATGGGTGAGCGGGGAATCGGAGGCGATGGCCTATCTGGTGGCCCCTAACAGCGCCGTGGCGCTTTGGGACAGCAACGCACCCACTATCTATCTCAAACAGGCGGATGCCTCTGGCAAGCCGTCCATCAAGGTATATGACCTCGTAGAGCGCACCAGCGGGGCCAGAACGGCTCAAGCCCCCCAGGGTGTAGAGTTTGCCACAAAGGCCGATCTGGCGGCCCTGGCGGCCCGTGTGGACGCGCTGGCAGCTCCGAAAACGACTGCAAAGAAGAACGCGAAGGAGGATGCAGAATGAATCCCTTTTTCGGAGTCATGGGTGGCGGTGGCCGCCCCAACATGATGCAGCAGTTCCAACAGTTTATGCAGCAGATGAAGGGCAAAGACCCCAATGCTATCATCAATGAAATGGTCTCAAGCGGAAAAATCTCGCAGGAACAATTAAACCACGTCCAACAGCAGGCCCAGCAGATGTCGGGCATGTTTGACGGGATGCGGGGAATGTTCGGCAAGTGATCAAAATCCCGGCCGGGTTTTGAAAATAAAAATAAAGGAGAATTTACATGAGTCTTTCTTCCGATAACGTAGCCGTGACGATGCCTGTCGTCCCGGCGAACACCTCGAACGGTGGCTCCGGTATGGGCTGGGGTGGGGATTGGATGTCCTTTATCGTACTTTTCCTCATCTTCGGCCTGTTCGGCGGTTGGGGCGGCTATGGCGGCTTCGGCGGCGGGAACGGTGTGAACGGCCCCGGCTTCCAGGGGTACGCTACCCGCGCTGATATCAACGAGGGCTTTGCCCTGAACGGCCTCCAGAACGGCCAGGCCTCCATCCGGGACGCCGTGACCAGCGGATTCCACGGTGTGGATACCGCTGTGTGTAACCTGGGCTATCAGACCCAGGCGGGCTTCAATGCCCTTGGCGCTCAGTTGGCCTCCTGCTGCTGCGACACCCGGGAGGCGATTCAGGGTGTGCGGTACGACCTCGCCACCACCGCCTGCGCTACGCAAAACACCATCCAGAATACCACTCGGGACATCATCGACAACGCCAACGCCAACAGCCGGGCGATTTTGGATTTCCTGACTCAGGACAAGATCGCTACTTTGACTGCTGAGAACCAGAGCCTGAAGTTCCAGGCTTCTCAGGCGGCCCAGAATGCTTTTATTACCGCGAACCAGGAAGCCCAGACCGCCGAGTTGATCCGCCGCATCAACCCCATGCCTGTGCCGGCCTATCAGGTCCCCAATCCCTACGCCGGCTGCGGGTGCTATAATACCTGTGGATGCTAAAACCCAATACATCAACTTCCGAGGATTCCTTGGATGTTCGGCCCCGTGCCGATATTGACAACAGCGGCGGGGCAACAGCCTCGCCGCTTATTTTAACCGCCTCGATTTCGAGGCATTTAAACTGGTCGATTCCGACCACTTTAGAAAGGACTGATTTTATGGCCGAGTTTACCAATGCCAATTTGCAGGTCGTACAGCCCAACCAGCCAGTGGTCTACAACGAGACCCCGGACACTTGCAACAACGGCTGCATCACGCACAGAGAGGGTGCAGGCGTCATTCGTCTGAGCGGCCCTTGTGCCCGCAGTTGCCAGAGGACTGCAAAGTATCTGGTGATGTTTGGGGCTAACATCGCTGTACCTGCCGGCGGTACTGCTGGCGCGATCTCCCTCGCCATTTCCATTGATGGTGAGCCGCTACCCGCCTCGGTTGGTACGGTGACGCCAACTGCTGCCGGGGATTTCTTTAATGTATTTATCCCCGCAAAGGTGTTTGCGACGAGAGACGGGGCAGTTATTTCCGTTCGGAATATTTCTGCCCAGCCCGTCGAAGTCGTTAACGCCAACATTATCGTCAGCCGTGAGGCGTGAAAGGAGAGGATAGCATGAAAGCACTATACGAGCTGAAAGAAAAATTCGAGATGGAGCTGGAAGAGCTGGCTCGGAAGGGTGAGCTGGGTGCGGGCGACCTGGAGCTGGCCCACAAGCTCACTGACACCATCAAGAATATCGACAAAATCTGTGCACTGGAGGAGGACGGCGGGTACTCTGAGGCCGGAGACTATGAGGGTGGTGCTTATGGCCGTGGCTCCAGTTATGCAAACCGTGGCAAGCACTACGTCCGGGGCCATTACTCCAGAGATGGGCGTGGTGGTTATAGCCGTGACGGGCGCATGGGCGGATATAGCCGCCATGATGCCAAAGAGGCCATGATGGAGCAGGCCCGCGATATGATGGAGAGCGCGACCAGCGAGCATGAGCGTGAGGCTATCCGGCGGTTTATGTCTGAGCTGGAGCGAGACTGATAGGGGGTGCCCCCTTTGCTTGACCGCAAGGAGATAGATATTGAGATAGCTCGCCTGGAGTATGGGGAGAGCAGTTACCCAGCCTATGCAAAGTTAGCCAACCTCTACACCATCCGCGACCGCATGGATTGCCAGGAGCGCCAAATGCCCTATGAGGTATCCTACTCCGCTGCTCCGGCAGCCCCCGAGAATTCCTCGGTAGTTGGGGACTATGGAGACAGTGATTTCCTGCGGGCCGCCTCCGGTGTTGACCAGCACGACGCCTGGGCGATCATGGATGACCTGATGGACACGTTGCACACCGTCAATCCTCGCGTGTACGAGGGTGTAATGCGCAAAATACGGGCACTATAAATCTAGGCCCCCAAAAGAAGGGGGCCTAGACTTTTTTGCCCACTCGAAAAGACCTCAAAGGCGGCTCTTTGATTATATACATTAAAATTCAGTTCAACGATATTTAAATGGTCGGAAAATTTCCACCACCATTTCCACCGCCTTATGTTCCGTAATATGCTGTTTTTTGCTTTTATGATTATATGTTAGAGAAAAATAAAAATCCATGAAACCCTTGCGATATCAAGGATTCCATGGATTTCTTCTTTCGCCCTACAACCGGGCGTTTTGGTGGAGACGACAGAACTCGAATCAGTTTGTTTTTTAATCCTCTCGCCTTAGAGCCGCAATGTATATAGTTTAGCCAGTTTTTCGACTTCCACCACTATTCCCACCAGTGCCATCTAAGAGCGCAATCCCGCTATGCAACACTGTTGCATCTGTATGTGTATAAATATTAGCCGTTGTTTGGATGTCCGAATGCCCCATAAGTTCCTTTGCTACATTAAGCGGAACACCTGCACGTTGTAGATCTGTGCAAAAGGTATGCCTCAGGCAGTATGGGGTCAAATCCTTTGATACAGGGCCTAGCGTCCCCAGCTCCTTGCGGAAGCTTTTCCATGCCCTGCGCATGGCGCTCTCAGTTTGGATAACCCCATTTTGGTTCGGAAAAACCAGGGCGAACGGTTCGCCTTTTGCCTCCTTAAGCCGCCAGCCGAGGTCACTATGGATGGGGATGTCCCGTATACCTGAACTTGTTTTCGGGCCTTTTACATCTCTGGAGCCGCTCTCTTTCGCTGTGTGGACGTGTATCTCGTTATGCTCGAAATCCACATCTGACCAAGTAAGGGCTGCCGTTTCTCCTGGTCTCATACCAGTATATAGTAATGTGAGCACCCATAATCCGGCCCGATGGTGCTCAGCAACAGCCAAAATGGCCTTGCGCTCGTCCTCAGTGATAGAGCGTCTTTTCCCCTCATGATAGGTGGGCAACTCCAGCAGCTCGGCTGGATCGTATGGGATAAGGCGGGATTGTCTGGCCCTGCGGAACATCTCCTGCAACACCATGCGCAGTTTTTTTACATGGGATGCAGAGCGCCCGGCCTGCCCGTTAAGGATGCGCTGGAGGTGCACGTCTTTAACATCCTTCAATTTCAAGTGACCAATAGCGGGCTTGATATAGTTATCGTACTTTTCATCGTACATTTTCAACGATTTAGCTGTGAGCCCTTTTGGCTCCTTGTAGAGCTCCAGCCATTGCTTATACCAGGCGTTGACAGTCATGGAGCCGCCTACGGTTTCCTCACCGCGCTTTGCGGCGGCCAGCTTGTCCGCTAGCTTTTGCAGTGCCTCCAGCTCCGTTTTCCCGGTAGCTTCATACTTTTTCCCATTGTAGCGAGCCGTTTTTCTGATGTAATCCATTGACTTTACCCCCCATTCTGGTAAAATAGAGGGGTGATATGGCGGCCAAACCTTATCACCCCTATGTGAGCCGTCCCTGGTGTTCCAGCACCGGGGGCGGTATTTTTATTGCGCTTTTTTCAGCTTCTCCATTTCGCGGTTCAGCTTCTTCACCATAGCCTCCAGGGCGGTGATCCGAGTGTCTATGACCTCCATATCGTCCAAGCGCTCCAGTTTCTCCAGGATGGCGCTCTGGCCCTCTGCGAGCAAATTAAACCGCTTTTCAAATTTGGTTTCCATCATCATTACGGTGTTTTTGGTGATGCGCTGTTCAGCGTCCGCGATAATGGATTGGATTGCCCGCAAATCTTTTTCGTCCAGCATGCATAAAACCTCCTCGGGATTTAGTTATCAATGCTTTAATGCAGAGCAAATAGCTCCTGCTATCAGCGCTGCTGCAATCAAAAGGCCACATACTGCTGCGCCTATATTTGAAGGGATACAGCCAAACCCACCCAGCAAAAGAACAATAGTTAAAACGATATACCATGCACGCTTGTAAAAAGGTTTATATGGCTTTTGTATGGGGGCGTGCTCAGCAACCGAAGAGCGGGCGCTTTTTCTCTTGTGCTTTCCACCTATGCGGGAGGTGTAGGACATACCTGTACCAGGCGCAGAAACTCTCGTCGTTACTCCGGTTTTTGTGTTAATAGACACGCCACCAAACTTATTTCCAACACTGATTCCTGTGCTTTTCTTCCCCAGATTCAGCTTTACTCCTGGGGCTATTTTTATGCTCTTCCGAAAGCGGAATCCCATAAAATCACCTTACTTTACACATTTCTCGCAAGGAGTGAGGCCCATATCGGTAGCAGTCTGCATCGGCACTTCAAAATAAGTTCCTCCGTTGCACGTGCTATCATAATGGTACTTTTCGCCTGTCCGGGTGATATAAACCGGCCTTTCGGCGGCGGGAGTATCCAGGGTCACGGTAGACGTAGCACCATCCCATCCCACCTCTAATCCAAGCGCATCAGATACGGCGCGAACAGGGATATATGTAGTCCCATCAATGGCAAACGGCTCTACAGCTTGCCCATTAGCGTCTACAAGAGTTACCTGCTTACCATCTAATGTAACTTTGATATCGTTGTAATCAAGAGCTACTGTTTTCTGCCCAACCGTAGCCGCCGCAGACCCGACTAACCCTACAACAGCAGCCGTAACGATGCAACCGGACACAAAACTTTTGATATTTCCCTTCATAATATATTCCTCCTTCTATTACCGCCCTCCAGCGGTTGGGTTACTAAAAATACAATTCTGCTGCTAGATTCCCGTGTGTGTACCAACAGACAGCTTTGCGCATAAAATCCTCTGGGACTCCAAAATGTTCAGCTAAAGAGTAAATGTCCGTGCACCCATCGGCTACAGCTTCATCTAAATCATCCTCTGATATGTAATTTTGAACGGCCCACTTCCAAGCCTTATACTCGTGTTTCTCAACTAAATCGAATGGACTACATACCTTATGCGTGGCTCCTGTGGACGCATGGCCGCCTTCGTGAGCAACGACAGAAACCTCATCTCTAGAAGAAGGGATATTGTCGAAGTCCATAAATATCCCATACGTCCCGCCCATTTCTAGCGTGACAGCCTTATCGTCTTTCAAATCCCACATATAGAATTTAGTTCCAGACTGGCTGAGTTTCTGATAAAGCGCTAAGAGCCTATCCATAGGCTATTACCCTTTCTCTTTTTCGATATCTGCCTTCATAAAGCGAGCCATCTCAAGGAGCATTTTTTTCTTTTCATCAGGGAGATCTTTGGATTCTTCATAAAAGGCATAGGTGAAATCATCAAAGCCTATCTCGCGCTCACCCTCTTGGGTGGGCGCTTTTTCTTTTTCTCCAAGTCCGGTCAACAAATAATCCGTTGTTGTTTCAAGATAATCGGCTATGACTTCTAAGTTCTTCATTCTTGGAGTTGTTTTTCCAGTATTCCATAAAGAGTAGGACGCGGAAGTTATTCCACAATCTTGATAGAAGTCTCGTTTTGAAATCCCTTTCTCAGCGAGCAAACCGTTGATTCTGCTGACGATTGGCGAATTACCCATAATACTCTCCTCCAGTTTGGTAAAAACGCCGCCTAGCAAACACTAACTTATTCTTGACAATCAGAAAAACTTAGTATATACTAGTTTTTGAAGCGAGGGCAAAGAAAAACCTAGCCAACGCAAAATCGGGCTTTGCATAATATAAGTTGTTGGCACTTCCTATATTAAGCTAAGTCTATCGGATTGTCAAGTGAAACTTAGTGTTCGGAGGTGAAAAAATGGGGTTCCGTGATGCGCGTATCTCGGCAGGGCTGTCTGTGAGTCAAGTTATGAAAAATATAGGTGTATCAGATGCCGCAGTATACCAATGGGAAACCGGAGTAACTAGGCCAAACGCCAAAAGACTTCTTGAGATTGCTCGATTATATGGTGTCACTGTTGATGATCTTCTCAGCGAGCATGATACCAAAGAGCAAGTCCAATAAACCGGACAATAAAGCCCGCCCCTGACGGGGCGGGGGTGCGGGAAGGGGTGAGGAAGATGGACAATCAACAGATAAAAGAAACGCTCGAAAAGCAGCTGCAACTACTTTCCGAGCGTTCTGCGGTAGCATTGTCCGAAAACAATTTGGCAGAAATTTCAAAGGTTATATTAGATATTGCAGTGAATCTCTGGAAAATCAATGATGGCCGACGTCCTTACTGATTACTTTCTTCTGTTCTTCGTATTCGTCCATCAGGCCAGAAATAGGCTTGATATTGGGAAATAAGTCCTGGTGTTCTTTGAAAAATTTCAGTTGAACATAAAGTTCTATGAACTCGTCGGCATATGTACTTTGCCCTGACGAGCACATGATGCGAGTGGCTGTTTCCCATATCTCGTCTTTCTGTGGCTCTTTTGCTTTTTTTAGAGCGATATAAGCATAAATCCCGGACACGCATAAAGACAGTACGCTTGGGATGAGAACGACAATCGTACTCAGAATATCCACAATTTCACCCCCTTTCTCCTGCCAGTATACCACGGCAAGGAAGGGAGCACAACAAAAAGCGCCCCCGCCGGTGCGGACACACCGACGAGGGCATGACACCACGTACCGAAGCTACGAGGTATCGGAGACAGTATATCACATCCTCCGGCCTCTGGCAAGATTGGAGGATTTTTTATGACCAAAGATGGACAGCTCAACGAGAGCAGCACGAAGCGGGAGATTGAGAACCGCTTCACTAATGCACGCCGCGTCATGGACGACCTATGCCGGGCCTATTACGGGATGACTTGGGATGAGCATGAGCGGTTGCATGGGAAGGAGGAGAACGCAAATGAACGCACAGAGCGCAATCAGCCGAGCGATTGCTGAGAAACGGCGGCTGATGTTTGAGCGGCATGGAGGGATTATGTCCTCCACAGATGTGGCGCGGGAGGTAGGCTACTGCCCGCGGGCATCCAGCGGCGACCGCTGGGCGGCGGAGCATGATATACCCGCAATCCGCATGGGGCCTCGTAAGCGGGGCTATGAGACAGATTTGGTGGCAAAGGCCATCGTGCAGGGGAGGGGAATGGTATGAGCAAGACAAGATATGAGCGCCGCCGGGCCCGCCGGGAGGCTGTGAGTGCAGCAGTGTTTGCCGCCTGCATCGTGATAGCCTGCGGGCTTCCGAACTGGGTGGAGTGGCTGCTATGAACCGCTATCTGATTACGAGCGTTGCTGCTCTGTTTCTCCTACTGGCGCTGGTTGCACTAGCTGAAATCATCTGGAACCAGGAGCCGGAGCAGCCAGCCATTGAGCCCCCGGCGGCAACCACCACCCCGTCCCCCACGCCCACCGGCCCGCTCACCATCCAGATCACCGGCCTGGAGGGCGCGGAGAGCATCGACGATGTGTGGGCGGTCATAGAAATCCCACATTGAGGAGGGAGCAAAATGGACTTAAAAAAGATTTTGGACGAGCATCTCCTTTGGCTAAATGGAAAGGGCGGCAGCCGTGCCGACCTGCGCTGTGCCAACCTGCGCAATGCCGACCTGCGCAATGCCGACCTGAGCGGTGCCGACCTGCGCTGTGCCAACCTGCGCAATGCCGACCTGCGCAATGCCGACCTGAGCTGTGCCAACCTGCGCAATGCCGACCTGCGCTGTGCCAACCTGCGCAATGCCGACCTGCGCAATGCCGACCTGCGCTGTGCCAACCTGAGCGATGCCGACCTGCGCTGTGCCGACCTGCGCAATGCCGACCTGTGCGGGGCATCTATAGATCAAATGATGTGGAATATTTATACGGTGTTCTATCCGTTGCAATGTCCGGAATCCGGCTCTTATATCGGCTATAAAAAGGCAAGTGGCCTTGTTGTGGAGTTGGAAATCCCCGCAGATGCACGCCGGTCCTCCGCTACTAGCCGAAAATGCCGCGCCAGTAAGGCCAAGGTATTGAGTATCACAGATATCAACGGAAATCCTGCTGGCGGCCAGGTAAAGAGCAATTATGATCCGAACTTTGTTTATGCCATAGGCGAAACCGTTGAGGTGACTGATTTCGACGATAACCGATGGAACGAGTGCTCCACTGGCATTCATCACTTTATTACACGGGCGGAAGCCGTTATTTACGAATAAAAGCGCCGCTCCCCGGTGTGCGAGACTGGAGGGCGGCAAGAGAAAGAACATCTGCCCTTATTATCAGGGAAAGGAGCTGATTTGTCAATGTTGAATTTGAACCCATGCCCGGACAGGCAGCAGGACAACCCCGTCTCCGAGTGTGAGAAGTGCCGCCAGGAGGTCTACCACGGCGAGGCCCGCTTCCAGTGGGAGGGGCGCTGGCTCTGCCCGGACTGCTTCCGGGCCGCAGTCAGCAAGGCCCTGAGCGACTGCCCGGAGCAGGTGGCGCTTGAGATGGGCCTGGAAGTGGAGCGGTACGTATGAGCCGCGATACCTGCGTGAGCTACTACACTACTGGCACGGCCACCGTGGCCGTCCATTTCCCCAATGGGCTAACGGTTTGCCAGTGGTGCCCCTACATCCAATACCGGGATGGCCTCAAGCGCCACCAATGCGCCCTCACCGGCGAATTTTTGCCCTATCCATTTGATAGCCGGGGCGCTGAATGCCCCGTAATATTCGACAAGGAAGAAGGTACATAAATGGGAATCCCAGTTTTGATTTTGGGCGAATCCGGCTCCGGCAAGTCCACCGCCCTGCGCAATTTTGACCCTACAGAGATCGGCGTCTTCAATGTAGCTTCCAAACCCCTGCCATTCCGAAAGGCGCTTCCCATCATCAACGGCGCGACCTACCCCACCATCATTAAGTCTCTTTCTGCTCCGAATTTGAAAACCTATGCCATCGACGACAGTCAGTATCTGCTGGCTTTCGAGTTCTTCGACCGGGCCAAGGAGACGGGCTATAACAAGTTTACCGACATCGCCCTGAACTTCCGTAACCTGATCCAGTTTGTCATCACACAGACACCGAGGGACTGCATCGTCTACTTCCTCCATCATACCGAGTCCAACCCGGACGGCACGCTGAAAGCCAAGACCATCGGTAAGATGCTGGACGAGAAACTGACGGTAGAGGGTCTGTTCTCCATCGTCCTCCTCTGCCGTTCCGAGAAAGACAAGCACTACTTCATCACCCAGTCTGAGGGGTTCAGCACCGCAAAATCTCCCATAGACATGTTTCCAGAAGAGATAGACAACGATTTGAAGCTGGTGGACACCACCATCCGTGAATACTGGGGCCTGACCCCCAAGAAGGAGGAAACCGAGCATGAATAAAATCAACTGGGACGAGGTTCAGGAGGCTTCCGAGTTTGACAATCCCAAGCCCGGCGCTTATATTGCCACAATCTGCCGCGTGGAAGACGTGGAGGAAAAGGAATACCTCTTGATTGAGTGGGACTTTGCTGAGGGGACTTACAAAGGGAATAACAGCGACACCTTTACCCGCGCTGGATTCTGGCCTATCCAGCTCCGCCGCAGCTACAAGCCCTCTGCTCTGGGCTTTTTCAAGTCCTTCAAGACCGCCCTGGAAGACTCCAACCCCGGCTACCGCTTCGACGAGTTCAATCTGCGGGATATGGTAGGCCGTCGTTTCGGCGTAGTGCTAGGCGAGGAGGAGTACGCCAAGAACACCGGGGACGTAAAGACGCGGCTGTATGTGTATCAGACCCGCTCTATCCAGGCGATCCAAAAGGGAGATTTCAAGGTGCCGGAACTCAAACGCCTGTCAGAGAACCGAAAGCCCTCTCCCGCCTTTGGGGGCGCTTCTAGCGATTGGTCTCAGCCTTCTTCGTTTGGTCAATTTGGCGAGTCATTCGATGATGGCGGGAAACTGCCATTTTAAGGTGTACCTATGGACAGGGAACAGTTTACATTCTACGCTTCTTTCTTCCGGGCTGTTTCCCGCATCCGTAATAAGGCGGCCCGGTGTGACGCATACGACGCAATATGCGCCTATGCGCTCACCGGGATACTCCCGGACCTTGATAAACTGCCTGATTCCGCCGCGATTGCGTTTGAGCTGAGTAAGCCAAACCTAGACGCAAGCAGGCGGAAATCAGAGGCAGGCAAGTCCGGGGGGAGGCCAAAGCAAACGGAAAGCAAGCCGAAAGCAAATGAGAAGAAAATCGAAAGCAAAACGGAAGCAAGGGCTGAGCGAAAGCAAGTACAAGATAAAGAAAAAGAACAAGTACAAGATAAAGAACAAATGTTAATTACCCCCCATCCCCCCCTTCCGGGGGCCTCGCCTGCCCTACAGGGTGCCTTTGCCGCCTGGATCCGGTACAAGCATGAGAAGCGACAGGACTACAAGCCCACGGGCCTCCAGTCTCTGGTGACTCAGGTGCAGAAGGCGGCGGAGACCTACGGGGAACAGGCTGTGATAGACCTGATCGGGGAGTGCATGGCCAACAACTGGCAGGGCATCATCTTCGACCGGCTCAAATCCGGGCAGGCCCCGCGGAGGGGCGGAAATGTGTTTCTGGATATTGCCCGAGAGGAGGGCATCGTGTGAAACGCGAAGACGTGATTAAGCTCATGTCTGTGCTCCGTGGTGCCTACCCGCAGTTTTACCGGGACGTGGGGCGGCAGGAGGCATTGGACACTATTTCCTTGTGGACAGACATGTTTGCCGAGGATGACGCCGCAATCGTGGCCGCCGCCGTCAAGGCGCTGATCGCCACCGACAGCAAGGGCTATCCGCCCCACATCGGCGCGGTAAAGGCCAAGATAAGGCAGCTTACGGAGCGGCCAAAGATGGCCCCGCAGGAGGCTTGGGGGTTGGTATGGCGGGCCGTACAGCGGTCGGCCTACAACAGCCGGGAGGAGTTCAAGCGGCTGCCGTCCATGCTCCGCCGATTGGTGGGGACACCGGAGCAGCTCAAAGCCTGGGCACGGATGGATGCCAATACAGTGCAGAGCGTCATCGGCTCCAACTTCCAGCGCTCCTATCAGGAGTGGGCCAAGCAGGAGGCCGAGTTCCAGGCGCTGCCTGGCGACATAAAACAGATGATTGGAGGGCTGGCCGAACGGCTGGCGCTTGGACATGGGAACGATTCGGTTTGATATACCATACCCGCCCACGAAGAAGGGCAAGTCGGCCTTCTGCCGCCGGTTTGGGCTGAACGCCTACTACTCCGGCAAGCACTGGGCGCAGCGGAAGAAGGACGCCGACGAGCTCCATGCGCTGACCCTGGTCGCGCTGAAACAGGCCCGTGTGAGGCGCGGGATGGTACGTGGGCCGGTCTCCATCACCTTTGCATGGGACGACGGGCTGGACATTGACAACCACGCAGCAATCGCCAAAGCCGTGGTGGACGCGCTCAAGGGATACCTGCTGCCCGACGACGATCACCGCTGGTACAGGCAGGTCATACATAGGCTTTGGGACGGGGGATGTATTCGGGTGGAGGTGACGGAGCTGTGATCACCAGAGACCCCTACGGCATCAGCGGAGCGGTGGCACCCTGGCGCAGCCTGGACGCGATGGAGCCGATCGTGGAACGCAATATTACGGAGCGGGACGCGGAGGAGGCGGCAATCTGTGGACAGTGCCCGCTGCCGGACTGTAACCCCAAAAGAGTTGGCTGCCTCCTACATACCAGAGCGAAAAAGCCAAAACCGTCCCGCGATTTGCTGGAGCGCATGGCGCTGGACGGGCATGGGCCGGAGGAGATATCCCAGGCCACCGGATACAGCATATCGACCACCGCGATGTACATGAAAGAATTTTTTAAGGCTGGACCATGTGAACGATGCTCATCCAAGAGCATTTGTGATGCGACCGGCGGGACGTGCAGAAGAAAAGAGCGGTGGAAAACTTGCAAGGAGGAACCGAACGGTGGACGATAAGACGCGCGCCCTGCTGGGCGATAGAGAGGCGGCCAAGCGGCTGACGGATGCGGGGGTGGTGCTGATGCAGGGAGATTGCCTGGAACTACTGCAAGACATCCCGGACGGT